GGGCTGCTGCGCGGCGATCAAGCGAGCCGGTTCAATGCCTACGCGGTGGGCCGGCAATGGGGGTGGCTCTCGGCCGACGACGTGCGCGAGCTCGAGAACCTTGCGCCGCTGCCGGACGGAGCCGGCGCGGTCTACCTGACGCCGTTGAACATGGTGCCGGCGGTGGGGCACGCGGCCGGGGCGGTGTACCTGTCGCCATTGAACATGGTGCCGGTGGTCGAGCCGGAGCCGCCGGTGCCGGCGCTCCCGCCGGCGGAGCCGAAACCGGAGCCGGAGCCGACCCCGGCAGCGGCGCCGGCCGCCGGGGCGGAGGTCAACGCGCGGGCCGAGCTGCGCCGGGCATGCGGGGCGATGGTGCGGGCGGTCTACGCGCGCTTTGCGCGGCGGGAGCAGAAGGCGCTCGCGCGGCTGGCGGCGAAGGCGCGGGTGTCGCGGACGGGGGGCGATGGCTTCCGGGCGGCGGTGGCGGCGTTCTACCAGGAGGCGGAGGCGGTGCTCGAGGCGGAGCTCCGCCAGCTCGCCGAGGCGTTCGGTGAGGCGTGGGACGGCGAGCCGGAAGCGGAGGCCTCGGAGTACGTGGGGGCCTCGCTGGCGCAGCTCGAGGCGCTGCTCGAGGGCGCGGGCGATCCGTTCGGGGCGATCGAAGCGCGGGCGGAGGAGTGGACGCGGACGCGGCCGGACGTGGCGGCGCGGCGATTCGAGGCGGAGGAGGTGGGGCAGTGAGCAAGCGGACGGGGCAGGTGGGCGAGGTCGAGCGGCGGTTCTTGCCGCTCGAGGCGGCGGAGCTTCGGCTGACGCCGGCGGGGGCGGAGGGCGAGCCGGAACGGATCCGGGGGTGGTTCGCGATCCACGAGCGGTGGTCGCCGGTGTACGGGGACTTTCGCGAGCGCATCGCGCGGGGCTTCTTTCGGCCGGCGCTCGAGGCGCTCGCCGACGTGCGGGCGCTCTGGAATCACAACCCGGATTTCGTGCTCGGGCGCACGAAGAGCGGGACCCTCCTGCTGGAGGAGCGGGAGGAGGGCGACGTGTCGGGCCTGTGGGGGGAAATCGACCCTCCGGCGGCCGGGGTGCTGCGCGAGCTGGCGATCGAGCCGATGCGCCGCGGCGACGTGACGGGCGCGAGCTTCGCCTTCACCGTGGCCGAGGACGCGTGGGAGGAGGGCGAGGGCGGCATCTGGCAGCGAACGCTCGTGCGGATCGGCGAGCTCCTCGAGGTGTCGCCGGTCACGTTCCCGTTCTATCCCGAGACGGCGCTCGCGCTGCGGTCGCGGGAGGCGTGGCGGGCCGGGCACCCGGAGCCGGAGGCGGCGCCGTCGGGGCCGGACGCGGCGCGCAAGCTGCGCCAGCTCCGGGCGGCGCTCGAGGTGGTGGCCGGGTAGGGCGATTTTCGGAAGGTGGGCGCGGAGGGCTTCGGTACTCTCGCGCCGCAGACGAGGCAACCGCGCAGCGCCGAGACGGGCGCGGGGCCGAAACCCGGACTGACACGGGCTCGGTTCCGCGCCTTTCGCGCGTTCGGCCGGCCCAAACGAGGAGGGCGGACGGCCCATGAACAAGAGAGTGCGAGAGATGCTCGAGCAGCGGGCGCGGCTCGCCGAGGAGGCGGGCCGGATCCTGACCCGCGCCGAGGGCGAGAAGCGGCAGCTCACGAGCGAAGAGCAGGCGCAGTTCGATGCGCTGCACCAGGCGATCGCGGCGCTCAAGGTCGACGCGGACGCTCTGGCGGCCACGCTGGCGAAGCAGGCCGAGGTGGAGGCGGAGCTCGATGGCGCGCGGACGGTGACGGAGAGCGGCGCCGAGAGCCGCGGCGCTCGCGGCGGGGTGAGCTCGGCGATCAAGGCCTTCCGGTCGTTCCTGGTCCACGGCCGCGGGAGCCTCACGGGCGAGGAGCTCCGGGCGCTGCAGGTGGATTCGCCGACGTCCGGCGGCTACCTGGTCGCGCCGCAGGAGTTCACGGCGGAGCTGATCAAGGCGATCGACGACCAGACCTTCATCCGGCAGCTCGCGACGGTGCTGCCGGTCACGGCCGCCGAATCGCTCGGCGCGGCTTCGCTCGACGCGGATCCGGCCGACGCGACGTGGACGAGCGAGCTCGGCACGGGCTCGGAAGACTCGACGATGGCGTTCGGCAAGCGGGAGCTCAAGCCGTACCCGCTCGGCAAGCGAATCAAGGTGTCGCGCCGGCTCCTCCGGCTCGCGTCGGCGGCCGAGGGGATCGTGCGGGATCGGATGGCCTACAAGTTCGGGATCACGCTCGAGAAGGCGGCCATGACCGGCAGCGGTGCCGGGCAGCCGCTCGGCGTGTTCACGGCATCGAACGACGGCATCCCGACCTCGCGCGACGTCGCGACCGGCAACGCGGCCACCTACCCGACGCTCGACGGCCTGATCGAAGCGAAGTACGCGCTCAAGGGCGGATACTGGCAGCGCGCGGCCTGGATCTTCCACCGCGACATCGTCAAGCTGATCGCGAAGCTCAAGGACGGCGAGGGGCGGCCGGCGCTCGAGCTCGCGAGCACGCCGGGGATGCCGGATCGGCTGCTGGGCCTGCCGCTCTACGTGAGCGAGTACGCGCCGAACACGGCGACCTCGGCGCTCTACGTCGGCATCGTCGGGGACTTCTCCTACTACTGGCTCGCCGAGGCGCTGCAGTTCGAGCTCCAGCGGCTCGATGAGCTCTACGCCGAGACGAACCAGGTGGGGTTCATCGGCCGCCTCGAGGCGGACGGGATGCCGGTGCTCGCCGAGGCGTTCGCTCGGGTGAAGCTGGGCTAAGGGGGGCGCCATGAGCCTGCTCAAGAACGCGATGATCGACTACGGCGCCGCGGCGGTGGCTGCGGCGAACAACACCGACAGCAACACCAGCATCCTCGACATGGCCGGCTGGGACGGCGTGACGTTCCTGACGACCATCACGGATTCCGTGGCGACCGGGGTGGCGACCCTCAAGGTCGAGGCGAGCCTCACGAACGCGGACGGCGGCATGGCGGCCGTCACCGGCGCCACGGCGACCGCGACCTGTGCGGTCAACGACGACCTCAACGGCAAGCTCCTGATCGTCGACGTCTTCCGCCCGCAACGGCGCTACGTCCAGGGCGTGCGGACCTCGGGGACGGAGAAAATCGCCTTCGGCGAGTGCATCGCCATTCGCTACCGGGGCCGGAAGTCGCCGGTCACGCAGGGGAGCACCGTGGCGGACGCGGAGTTCGTGGTCGGGAGCTGACGCAGTGAATCCCGGGGGGCGGGTGCACACGACTCTCCCGCCCGCCCCCCTCTTTTTCTTCGGGGGCTGTGACGCATGAGCTACGAAACGAAGGTGTACCGCGAGCCGGGCGGTTCGGTGCTCACGGTGGCTTCGGGCGGTTCGGTCGACGTCGAGACGGGCGGAAAGATCCTCGCCAACGGCACGCAGGCGTCGCACATCGCCGACGCGGCCGTGGCGGCCGGGGAGGCTCCGGACAAGGCGGAGTTCGACGCGGTGGTCGGCAAGCTCAACGCGGTGCTCCTGGCGCTCGAGGGCGTCGGGATTCTGGCGAGCTCGTAACGTGGCGAGCTCGGCATCGGTCACCGCGACGGGTGACGTGACGGCCGGGCCGGCGCAGGTGCTCGCGGTGCAGGTGCGGGCGACGGCGACGGCCGGAACGGTGGTGCTCAAGGATGGCGGCGCCGGCGGAACGACGAAGCTCACGGTCTACACGCCGGCGAGCGTGGCGGCTCTGGTCACGCTGCCGGTGCCGGGGGGCGGCATCCTCTTCGCGTCGAAGGTGCACGCCACCCTCACGAACGCCGACGGGCTGACGGTGGTCTACCAGTGAGGGTGCTGCTCAAGTCTCTCGCGGCGGGGCCTGGCGGGTGCCTGGCGCCGGGTGAGCACGAGGTGCCGGCGGAGCTCGGCCGGTCGCTCGTGGCCGGAGGCTACGCGGTCGCGGTCGAGGTGCGGAAGCCGGAGGCGCCGGCCGAGCCGGTGCCGGTGGTGGAGACGGCCGAGGCGCCGCGGCGCGGGGAGCGGGCGGAGGCGATGGCGCGCAAGGGGCGGCGGGGGCGGTAGGCCGTGGCGCTCCGGGTGCTCACCCGCTCGGCCTACGGGTCGCTCGTCACGCTCGCGGTGGCGAAGGCGCACCTCGGCGTGTCCGGGGTGACGGAGGATGCCGCGATCGCGGCGCTCCTCGAGCGGGTGCGGGGGCTCTTCGAGGGCGAGCTCGGGCGGCCTCTCCTCCGGCAGCGCTACCTCGAGGCGCTTCCGGTCACGTCGCGGCATCGGGTGGCGCTCTCGGCCTTCCCGGTCGACGCGCACCAGGTCACGGCCGAGGCCTACGACGAGACGCTCGAGGCCGACGCGATCGACCCGGCGGCCGGGATTCTCTACCGCAACGCGGGCTGGTCGGGCGGCACGGCGGGACCGGAGGAGGCCGAGCCGGAGCTCGAGGTGACATACCACGGCGGGTGGCTTCCGCCGGATGCGGTGCAGACGTGGGCGACGGGCCTGACGCTCGCGGCCGGGGCGTGGCTTCGGCCGACCTCGCCGGCGCTCTCGCCGTGGCTTTTCGAGGTGACGACGGCCGGGGCGACGGGCGCCGGCCCGGCGGAGCCGACGTGGCCGACCACGGCGGGTGAGACGGT